TGTCGCATCAAGGCTTCCTGCTTCTTTCGGTCATAATCCTCTTGCAACCGGTCTATACCAGCCTGCATGCGCTCCATTTGTTCACGATAGTCCGAAGGCTTCTCCCTTTCGGGGAGCATGCTAAGGTGGCGCAATTCAAGTTTCTTTTGACTGAGTTTGTTTTGCAACGGAGCGAGTTCCATCTCCGATTGTGCTTCGGCTTGTCGGCGACCCAAGTTCATCTCACGGAACATATCGGCCCCGTAAGTTGCATCATCGGGGTGCAAGAACTCGCCAGCCTCACCACGAAGTTCAACCTGTTCCATGGCGTTTTGCAAAGCGTCTTGCGACATCATGTTGCGTCGCTTTTCATATGCTGCCCGTTGAGAAGGTGACATCATTTCCAGTTGTTGTTCGTTCATGTCGCCCATGCCCATTTCAGCACGCATGCGCTGTTGCAAATCCATTTGATTGTCCATGCTTTGCATGACGGCAGCCTTGTAACGCTCAAAGCCTTCGGGGTTTCCTTCCACACCTCGTCGGTCCATGGCGTTGAAGGCGTTGACCAGTGAAATGTTCATGCGCTCCTCAGCGGTAACTTCGGGCTCGGGTCGCTCGGAAGGAGGAGGCGTCATGCGAGCGGGGTCGGGCTGAACTTCTTTGCCGCGCCCCATAATCTCAGAGATAGCCGTCTCTGCACCCATAGTAACAGGCTCAGCCTGCGAAGCAAGGGAGTCCATGTTCTGTTCCAACATAGGGCCAACATCGCCGAAGCCCTGCGGGTTGAGTTCTTGAACCACTTGTCGTTGCATTTCCGGACTCATGCGAAGTCCCTGTTCAAGAAGCATCTCATCCAACTGAGCGTACATAGCGGCTTGCGGCATGGACATGCCCATAGAAGTTGCAAAGTCGTAAATGGACCGAGGGTCCGAAAGGTCAACCTGCGTGCGACCCATAGCACCCATGCCGGCGGCATCACGGTGAGTCGCCTCCAATTCAAACTTTTGATTACGCAAAAACTCAGCGAGGCGAGAAGGGTCTTGACGAATGGCTGACAGGGCTTCTTCAACCATGATGTTGCGCAAAGCCTGTGGGTCCCGGTCGCCGCCACGACCGAGCGAGCGGGATATTCCTTCTTGACCAAAATATTGTTGGAACAGTTGGGAGTCCCGACTTAGCACCGTGCTAAGCAAACTGCGAAGGTCCATGGACTCCTTGATACGAGGGGTGAAGTCGGGCTGGAAAATAGGGTTTCCCTCTTCATCAAAGCCCGTGTACAACTCATCGTCCTCAGTGTACTGCCCTTTCTCTTTAGCAGCCCGCTCAGCACGCTTCATGCCTTTACGGTTGCGTAGTCCAATACTGTAATTCTGTTTGCGACCTTGAAGGGTTTGTCCGCCATCACCGAAAAAGCCACTGGTACCGCTGGGGTCAATGACCCGCATACCGCCCATACCGGCTCCTTCTTCGCCAGCCTCAATGTTTGACGAGATGAAGCCCTTTTCTCGTGGCTTACCTGTTTCTTCGTCAATCTGCCCTCGCATTTTGGTGCGAGCAGCATCAAGTCCAAACTTGAAACCGGGTGACAATTGAGTGGTTTCTCGGGCATCGGGGTCCTCCTCTTCAAAGGCTTCTCGTCGCTTGGAAGGACGAGCAGGCCCCATCTCTTCTTGGCGACGAGCCAATTTTTCTTCTCGTGCCCTGCGCTCGGCAGCAGTGTAGTTAATTTCGCCCGATGTAGGAGGGTCCATAGTGGCTCTTATTTTCGCTCGTCGTGCATTCTCTTCGCTTTGTTCCACCGCATCCATTTGTTCTCTTGTCAAAGGATACTCTACCCCGTTTCTGCGGTAGACCTTCAACCCATCGGGCCGAGTGACAATGCCATCACGAGGTTGCGACTCCTTATCGCCTTCTGCTTTCCGAACAAGAACTCGTCCCATATCACTCACCATGTTCCCCTAAGTTATAATCCATTTGTTTGCCACAGGTTCGGCAGTTGTCAACCCAACAGAAGTAAAGCATGCCGCAGTCCGTACAGCGAGTGCCTGCACCGATGTTCAAGACATCACCAGTCTTGCGTGTGCGAATGCGCTGCTTGGAAGTGATACCCTCAAGAGGGCGCTCCGTGTTGTGGACTGAGCCAGCGCCAAAGCGTTCAGCGAAACGAATGCCTCGCTTTTCAAGGCGCTCTACTTCGTCAAGACCGAGAGTTGCTTCGTCCATCATCGCCACCTCAAACGGTAGTTACGATGAAGTACAGGTTTCCAAGGATGACTTGTGGGTCTGCCGACACCGGGGTGTTCGCACCAATCGCCGCCACGATGGCGTTTTGAATGGTCGTCTTCGCCGCACTGTCCTGCAAATCCTTGGGAGCGTACGGTCCCAAAATGGTTGCAGTCTTCGCCATGAGGTTCCACCTCACGAGCGTCGTCCAATAGCCATGAAGGTTCCGCCAGCCGTCGTGCCGCCCGCACCGATAACTGTGAGGGTCGTACCGCTTACTTGTACGGTGTCGGCCACCGTGACTGCTGGAGTCGTAGCGACAGGGCTTGCAGCAGAGTTCACACCTGCAAAGTCAATGCTTGCGAGCAAACTGCTCAAGTCAATGCTGGTGTCACTTGCTGCGTAAGAGCCAGTCACGACCATGCGGTCGCCAAAGTAGGTTGGTCGGGGGTCAATTGTAACTGCCATGTTCATTCATCTCCTGTTTCAGTAGTGGGTTCTGCCTCTTCCACTGGTTCGGCTACGGGTTCCGGGTTTAAGAAAGCAGCGACCGATTTGAGCAAGGTTGCCTTGGTGGCGTAGCCGCCGACCTCAAGCCCTTGACCCGTCATCCAAGCCACAATGTCTTTCTTGGTCCACCCTTCGTCGGGAACACCGTCGTTGCCGTTGTCAACCGTCACACCTGCATCGCCGTCAATCCGCCAATACTTAGCGGTCAGCGAGGCCCGGTGTTGGTCAAGCCATTCCTGCGTCACTTCAAAAGGAACGCCCCGCAAGCAAACAGTTCGCTTCATGCCGGGAACTGCCCGTTCAAAGTAAGGGCCAAGTGAAGTAATAGTAGGCAGAAGAGCCACCTCAAGCCACAATCATCCAGCAGGTCACCAGCGCATCCGAAGTGCCGGTCACCGTGAATTGAGCAACACCGTCCGTGATGTTCTTCAAGGTCACAGCGGCCGATTCCGTACTGTTGTCGCCAACAATCACGGCCAAGACACGGGTAGCGTCGCCGGTAAGGGTCACAGTTTCATCGTCTGCGAGAGCAATGGTAAATTGACCGCAGACCAACTTAGCACCGCCGACAGCGTTGCCGTCGGAATTGGAAGCAAGGAACCCAGTAAGGGAGCCGGGGTAAGAACCACCAGCGTTGCCGTCCAACCAGTTGGTGTCGCTGCCTTCGGTCCCTGCGTAGAGGTCCAAGGTAAAACTTTCAGTAAAGACTGCGCTTGCACTCGTTGTGTATGTAATTGCCATTTTTCATCATCTCCATGTTTTTCGTCGTTTCTCCATCACTCCAAGTCTCGGATTGAGCCGTGACCACCGAAGAAAGTGTTCCACACCTCTCCCATGGTTCGGTACAGCCCCTCTTGACCGAGGCGGTTGATGGCGAATGGGTCACCGGTTTCAATACCGGATTCGTAGTATTGCGTTGGCTTGGCCACACTAAAGTGGATGTAGTCCGTGTCAAGGAAGTACATGCGGCTGATACCGGAGGCGGCCTGTTCAACATCCTTGGAAGGGATGATTGGGACACCGTTGTAGGTAGCCACGATGAAACCAGCCTCAATGCCGGGAACACCTTTCACACCGTTGAAGGTTGGGGTGACTCGCTTCTCTTCCATGAACCGCTGTTGGGCTTGGAGGAGTTGCTGAATGCGCATCAAAGTGTCGTAGCCCGTAAGAATGACCTTGGGGTTACCACCACGGACCCAAATCTTTTGGAAGAGGTCGTCAATGTGGTCAAGACTGAGCACACGGTTGTCGTCGTGGGTACCGGAAACATTCTCTTCGGCGTAGGACCAAGAGTTTGCGGCGGCGTCACGGTCAATGCTGTAAATGTCAGCGTCAGTGTCAGCCGTCAAGTAGCCGTTTGCGTTGGTCATTGAGGAACCAAGCGTGATGCGGTCCAAAGACTCGTAATCGTTACCAGCAGGAATATCAGCATCCTCCAAGAGCATTTTGTTGATTTCCTCTGCGTGGTGCTTACCCATTTCTTCCTTGAGGATGGAACGGATGTCGCCCAGTCCATCGTCCTTGTCGTTAAGGAAAATGGCCATTTCGCTCATGTCAAAGGTGTGAGCGATGGTCTTTGGCTTGGCTGCAATGTTTTGGAAGGTTGGCTTCGTCGTGTCGGGCAGAGTGCCGTTCTCAGCGATGCCGCCGCCTTTGGAGGAGTCGGGGCGAGCCGTGACAACACGCCATCCGCTTCGGTCCCAAGGCTTCTTTGGAAGGATGGAGAAAGCGTTGAACTCTTGGTTCAACTGGCTCCACACTTTGCGGCCGTAGATTGCTTGGTAGGTTCCAGCCGTCGTTGACAGCATGGGGGCGTCTGCCTTCAAAAGTTCGCTACCGGAGTAGGCGTAGCCCATGTTGGAGCCAGCGCCGTAGTAGTAGCGTTCCATGTCGTTGATTGTGCGTAGGTAGTTTCGTGCCATTTTTCATCATCTCCTGTTTCAGTTGAATGCTCTCCCGGCCAAAGCGTGGACTTCATCCCACGACATGTTTGCCATGTCTTCGGTGGAAGGGACAGTGATGGATGGAGCAGCCTGCGACTTGCGGATGGCTGCACCTTCTCCAGTGGCGAGGCCGTCAATGCGCTGACTGAGAGCAGCGACT